CTGCTTTAACCAATTAAGCTAAAGGCCCTTTCTATTCTATGGTGGAGAATATCGGATTCGAACCGATCTGAATATCCACATTGCAAGTGTGGCGACCACCCCAAGCAGTCCCATTCCCCGTTAATACATAAAAGTGGTCTCGGATGAGGGATTTGAACCCCCGTTATTCCTCATCCCAAATGAGGTGCCATACCAGGCTAGGCGAATCCGAGTTATAAACTATTGGTGCTCTGTGACGGAATCGAACCGCCGATCCATGATTACAAATCAAGTGTTATACCGTTTAACTAACAGAGCTCTACTAAACTTACAGGTACTTTTAATGTAATTTGCTGACCGGATTGGATTCGAACCAATCTATTTCTGATTAACAGTCAGACCCGCCTCACCTAGAACGGTACCGGTCATCAAATTACACTTAAATCTTCCAATTCTTTTTTCATCAATATAACCAGTTTCCTATGTGTTGGAAACTGAGACCACTTCGCCTCATCTTTTTCGGTTTTGTAACCCTTGATCTCGATATACTCATCCGATTCTAGCAAATAAAAATCTGGGGTATATTTTCTACTTTTTCCTTCAAACTCGTAGTGAAACGAGTCTTTGTTTCTAATCCACTTGATATTATTAGCATCCAAATATTGCGCGTACTTCAATTCCCAAGAACCATGCAAATCAACACCATTATAATCGATATGCATATGTCTTGCTAAAGAAGTATGCCAAGTTCCTTCTCTCACTTTCTTTTTAATTGTTTCAGAAATACGCTTTCCGTTTTCTTTATTCCATTCTGGCGTTCTACTAGCATTGGATTTTCTAAGTTTCGCCCTGGTTTCTTCGCTAACTACCGGAAGTTCGAGTCCTAATCTTTTCGCTTTAGTATATTGATTCTCGTTATTCGATCGTTGAAAATCTTGATTATGAAAAGGTGTGAATTGCCTATTAGGATTCTCTTTACATAATCTTTCATGATTTCTCAAAGAATTTTCATTTTTGCATTCTTTACCACAGTGTTTACAAATAAGCATATTAGATTCCTCCATATACTTATTTATAAGATTTCTGTTTTCTAAGTCAGACGCAACTACCGCTGTGCTACTCCGGACCAAAAAATATTATGTAATTCTGGAGGAGGGCGGGCACATTCGAAGTCCAAACCGTTACCGGTTCGCATCGCTTTCAAGGCGAGCCCGGCACGCCTGTCCGGTTCACCCTCCATATTGTAATTCATTTTTTAAAGAGCATCAATTTAAACAACAAACACATTGTATACAAAACATTCAAAAAAGTCAACTCAGATTTCCCAAATCAAGAACCCCAGGCCTGGGGTTCTTTGCTTATTTTTTTAATTGTTCAGCACAAAAACTTTTATACTGTTGATACAATGTGTAGTCGTATTTATATGCTTGTTTTTCCCATGGCAAGTCTTTATAAGGAGTTTTCCTACTCACTCTTGTATTTTTCCATTTTGTATGGTAAATACAAAGCTCCTGTTTGGCATATTGTTTTACATGAACCATTTCATGCGACAATGCTAGTAGAGGAGATTTAGCATTTTGCCTCAAACGAATAACAAAATTCCTTGGTTTTTTTTCTGATGTGGACGGATAGCATTCTGCATACTCATCTTTTCTCATATCCTCAGCGAAAATCACTGTGATATAAATGTTTCTACAGAGATTTGGGTGCATCAACTTTCTACTATAAAATTTTAATGCAACCCCAATTGCTTTTTTAAGAGCATTGTTCTTGCAATTTTTGATTTTATATTTCATGGAACACTATTTTTAGGGATCGTTCTCGTCTGCAGGTTCGAGCAATTCACACATCGATATTGGTAAAAACACCAAGTCAATCACACACGATAACAAATGGGTCATGATAACTATGACACAAGCAATCGGGGTTATGATACACAGAACCAGCAATTTAAATAACGCGTTTATAAATTCTTCTTTCAATTAAAATCCTCGAACGTCGTTGGTTTAAACTTATTTTTTGCTGCCGGTCTTTTATCGCGTGTATCATCAACAATATCTTCTTGTGCTGATTGTTCGACATTGTAAAGTTTCATCTTCGCTCTATCAATACCAACAACAAATCTCTTGTCTTTATTAATATCGCTATACCTGCTCTTCAATTGTTTGACCATAATCTGATTGAGATCTGCTAATTCCTCAGTCGATATCAAAGCAAACATTAAATCTGCTGTAGCTGGCAATCCAAAACTCTCGCTCGTGTCTTCAAGACCAATATCGCTACTTGTAAAACCAGTTCTATTCACCTGTGTAGCTGTTACTATTGGTAAATCACACTCTACTGCCAATCCCCGTAGTTCTTCCGCAATTGCCTTTATATAAGAGTAACTATTAACGCTTCCTGAGAGCTTCAATCTCGACGACATACAGATATTTAGGTAATCAACGTAAATAATATCAGGAACAAACGATTTCTTAAGTTTTAACTCGTTGATTAGAAACCTAAAATTATTTGCTCCCGCAGCACCTGTTGGATATTCCTTTATAATCAACCGTCCAGGGGTTTTGCTTTTAATCTTTTCGATTTTTTTCAGATATATTTCTTTTGGTAACAAAGAGAGTTCATCGATAGCAACATTCAAAAGATTTGCATCAATACGTTCTGCTATTCGTTCTTCCGCCATTTCTAGCGTAATGTAAAGTACATTCTTACCAGCAATCAGATTATAAGCAGCAAAATGACACATTGCAAGAGATTTTCCCACACCTGTATTATGGGATGATACACCATTGGTGTAATATCGATGATTTTCATGCTCTACTTGAATATCTACAATGGGAATTGTATTTCCTGTGAATTTAATCCTTCCGTTGTGCCATCCGTCGGTGCACAAATATTGGTACGGGACATACCCAACAATTGTCTGCTCATGCCATATGTCTTTAGCATATTTCCAACCTCGATCAGTCTCGAATAGGTGATTTTGATTTACCCTAACAATCTCTCCATTGTCAAGTTCAAGACAATATTCTTCCCAACGTCCTTTGTCAACAAACAATGATACAGGGACAAAGCCATCAGGTGAATCAACTTCAATGCTATAACCTTGCTCGAGCAGCATTTTTACTTCACCGATTTTAATTTCTCTTTCTTCGTAGGACATCCTCTTCTCCATGTAGGGTTTTCCCTTAAAAAATTGATTACTTGCTCGTCAGTTTGAAACTTACGAAGCGTGCCGTTACCATCAGTGACTGGCTTTTTAGCCGATTTTTTAGCTGCAGCAGAGGCCTTGCTTTTGTCTTTAAAAGCACCTTGTTGTTTGAGAAAATGATGATTTTTCCCATAGCTAGCTATTCCTCCAAGTCTAGAACGTTCTCGACGTCCTTCGATGGTTGACCAGTAAAACCAGTTTTTGACACCTCTCTCAGCCAATATCCGCTGAGTTTGCATTCCTTTCTTCTGCCAATTAGATCTTGTTTGTTTATCGACCCCGTGTATACCCAACTTTGACTTGTAACAATATTTTCCATGATCAATCCTGTCTTGATAAGAAAGGCCTGAAGGACCTACACCAATCATTTTAAACGCACGTTTATCTCTAGAATCCCCATGCAGTTTCCATCTTAAAAAATGGATTAGCGAGTGCTCCTTTTGTGTAAGGAATAGCACGTTGTTGTCAGTATAGGCTCCACCTTGATATCCTGGAATTATCCTATGTTTATGGCATCCATCAAAATAAGCCCGATTTTTTGCTTGTTCTGTAATTATCGATAAAGCCTTTTCGTATATTTTTTTCATACCAGCCTCCTTTATGCATAAAAGCGCTTTTATGCTATTTATAAAAAGTTTGCTGGGACCGGGGTTACTTTCTAATTCTAACACGTATTTTTGTATCCGGATGTACACATCCCGCAAGAACCACTGTGAGGGTTTTATCGAGCAAACCCCCTTTAGTTATTTTATTGAAATAGTCAAGATCGAACGGTAGTCTTGGTTGTTTATCATGATAAGATTTGTAACGCTCTTCGCTGTCGTTGATAAAATCATGACCAATATGACTATCAAATGAAACAGCAAGTGCATCAGATAACAACTCTGGTATCGAACCTTTGTCTTTACGTTCCTTACCATCAATTATCTTAATTGAATCCATGATGGCATTGTAAATAGCCTTATCCTGACAAAACTTCTCGGTCGTATTTACTAACCAGTCAAGATCTTCGTCTGTTGGCTTAAACTCAGTTATAGCATTAGACGTGTTCTTAAATTGATCGTCGTTGAGACCTGATGCACTTTCTAATTCAATTAACAACACATCAACTGTAGGACATTTGTTGAAAGTTGTAAAGTGTTTCTCTATTATTTTAAAAACAGTTTTATCTGATACCTGTTGAAAATATTCGCTCTTAAGGAATGGTAATGCTTTTCTTGCGTATTGTTCATTATAAATTAAGTTCTTGAGAATCAAGTTTTCAATCATTTAAACTCCATATTTGTATTCTTTAGCAGCAGCCTCATCAAGTTGTTTCAAAATATCCTCTGTGTAGTACTTTTCAGGATCTTCGTTAATTGTTTTACCAAAAACTTTTTCCCCTGATGGCAACTCATACCGTGTTGACACTTTTTTGAATATATTATACTTCTCTGCAAGATCAATAAGACCATAATATCGGTCTAGTCCTTTCGAATATGTTAGCAACACACTCGCTTCTCTATTTTCTTTTGACATCCTCGATTTGTAGGTTTTGATCTTGATAATATTTCCGACAACTTGATCACCATCCTTTTCTTTTTTCTTCGAAAGCATTGCTATTGTGCTAGCGGCATACTTGAGCCCTGAGTTGTGAGTGACGACACCGTTTTCAAGAATATAGTGGTGTTGCTCTTCAACAGTAATGTCATATACTTTTTCCTTCTCAATCTTCTTTATGTAGGATATTTTCACCGATCACCTCTATACTTTCTATTCCATATTTTTTGAACAAATGCTGGCGTTTACGCGTTACTAAACTGGCCCCTAAACTAGCAGACATATTTAATACACTACCCAGCTCCAATCTGCTTCCAAGTTCTATAGTTCTACCATCAGTCATAAACACCTTTATAGGCTTAGACCGTTTTTTTCTAAGTAATATTTTTGTTTCATTTGAATGTTTTTTTCCGTAAAAAGAATTTAGCTTACCTTTTCTGCCATAATTTTTAAGCCATTCTGGTCTACCCAAAACATATCCCCGTTCTTTATACAAATTTATTTCTTCTGGTTTCACAAAAATGACATCCCGTTCTAGAAACATCATCCGCTTACCCCAACAGGGATTTTGATTACCAGGCGCAGAGAAATAAGCCCTCGTCGTTCTGTTTCGGGCTTTATTCATAAATTTAGGATTCAAATCTACATTGAATTTTTCATGTAGAAAACACTCAAATAACATTGCGTCCATTCTAGTTTTGAATTTTCTCACAATTTTGAACTTGTGCTTCTCTGCACCATAAAGCATTATACTCATTAAGACAACATTGGAACTAGATTTATATTTTTTTCCTAAGTCTAAACAAGGATCTGCTTCACAGGACCTTACCCCATAATAATGTTTCTTAGTAATTAGGCATGTTATTCTATACACGTAGTGGTTCATGATTGTACCTCCTACGGGTATTTATAAAATACGTATTTTAGACCTTCTCTACGTTAGGTAAAACTCCGTTTTCGATGATTTCTTTAACGGAAATCCAGCTACCATCTGATAAGAATTTATGATCAGCAGAACACCTAACTAATGTACCGTCTTCGAATCCAACTTCAAACACCTCTTTATCATTGAACTCAAACGTATTAACAACCTCACGTTCCCCCTCTAAAGTTAAAACTTTGTCTCCTATTTTAACATCTTGAATCTCAACAACCCCACCAACTGTTCGAATCTTAGTCCCCCAAACTAAACACCCTCCCCCTATATCTTTTGTTGGAACATGAGATCCAATTACAGAATAAACGTGGTTTGTAACAAGCATAGGAACTTTAACTTTTGCCAATTTCAGGGTCAACACTCTAAAAGCTGCTTTGATCGTTTGTGCTTTTGTCATGTCTCTTGTATCTTTACCTTCTAATGAGTCTTCCATTTCTTTTGTGGTCGACAAAAGCCCAAGACTATCAAGAACAAACATCATTCGCGGTCGTTTATCTTCTGGCTGTTTTTCATAAGCCTCTATCATCTTCAACGCATGTGTTTTGAATTTCTGAATAGTATCTGGTTCGGAAATAATTACTCGGTCAGTATCAATACCCCGCGATTCCATCATGTCTCTTGTGATTGCTGCTTCCGTGTCGTAGTAGACGACTCCTGCTGTTTTGTCTGAGTCGAGGAAAGATTTGACGACCCCAAGAACGAAGTAACTCTTACCCGTTGCACTTTCACCAGCAAACGCTGTAATTTTATTATCAGGTACACCACCATAGATACTACCTGAGAGAACAGCATTGAGCATGTAGCTACCGGTGTCGATAAAATCACTAAATTCTGCACTACTGCTACCATCCGCAGCAATTACCGTATTTTCATCTTTAATACTATCAACTAAATCTCTAAAAAAATTGCTCATTTATTATCTCCTTTACGGTGCTATCAAACGGACTAATAATTTCACACAACTCAAATATTTTTGTAGGTTGAACGAGCTCTGTCAATTTAAAATATGATGAATCATGTTGTTTACCAAAACGTTCCCTTATTGACGTTTCCATGTTAACTGCAACACGTGGTTCAAAACGTTTTTGATATAATATAGTATAATTTAATTTTCTTCCCGTTCTTCCCCACCTTTTGGTTACGTTATGTTTAGTCAAACCATATTTTATCCACTGTTCTTCTTTTTCTTTAATAAGCAGCAAATAAAATAATAAATCATATGTTGGTACATTGTCTAGCGAGTAAAATCCAGGACTTGCATTATTACGCATCTTTAATTTTATATGTTCCATATCATTTTGCTCAAATGATTTTCGCCACTTTTGTTGGCGTTTGTTCCATATTTCAACACCCAATTCTTCACCATATTTTTCCACACATTTTGCAAGTGTAAATGTAGCTTGAGTATCCGATACTTTGTTTTTGGCTTGTTCTTCGGTATATCCACGCTTCACCCAAAATTCTTTCCGGCGCGGGGTTGATGTTAGATTATTTCTATTTTTAGCAGACTTGCGACCATTTTCTGAGAGTCTTTTCTTGTACGCAAGCCGGTAACTCTCAGCATTATCCCCGTAACGCTCATACCAATATTCCTCCGTGTTTCTTTTTAATGCTGCAGCTCGCAGATTGGATCTTGCTGTATCTGTTACTATTTTTCCTTTTTGTTTAACTGAAATTTCTGATTGTTTATTCGATATTTGTTTATGAGCCTGATCAAGTGAATATCCTTTGGCTAACCAATATTCAACACAGCGCCACGACGACTCTCTATTAAACCTTCTTTGTTTTTGCATGGTGTTTTTCCTGTCTTTCTACATGATGTTCCTTCTGCTTTATATTTATAAAACGGGAGAGTTCGCCACAAGAAAGAACGTACGTTGTTGTTTTTTCAAGCAAAGGTGAATTTGCCCAACAAACAATTACACTTAGACACCACGCAAACATTGCTGTTAACATATGTAACACACGTGTCAGTTGAGCGCAAAGAGCTAATATAATAGCAAGCACGATAGCGGGTATTATTGTAATAGTAAATTTAATCATTGATTAGTTCACCCCGAATGTCCTCTATCTCAACCCGACATTTGTAGCCGTTTTGTTCAAGTAGTAGACGGATTGGTGCCCATCCACACCACATATGTTCAACCTTAATCTGCTTTGGTTTTATCTTCCACGAATAGTTTCTTAGTATATTGAGCTCGTGACCCTCAACATCAATCTGCATAAAATCTACTTCTGTTATTCCTGCCATCTCTAAAAACGTATCGAGCGTGTAGCATTGAACTTCTGTTGTTTCAATTTCATTAGTATTCCACACTCTTGCATTTATTCCGTTATTATTGATACCATTATCAATTGCACTAATACCCCTCACCCATTGTAACCAATTTTTAGCTGTTGGGTTAACATACTTCATTTGAATAGTTCCGTTATAGTCGGAAATCGCATATTGGTGAAACTTTGCAACAACCGGTCTTTTGTTATACTTTTCACGAATCTTTTTTTGAAGTGATTCGTTAACAAACGAAATAGGTTCGATAAAATGTCCTATCCAACCCTCATCAAGAAGGTGATCGTTGTTTTCGAAGTCACAAGAACCAATTTCAATAAATGTTTTCATTTTATAGTATGTAACGAATTAAGATCAATCTCATGAATTTTTTGTTTATCTATTACAACCCCATCACCAATATCGAATTGTTGTTTCTCTGTGTGTCTAAATCCATGATTTGCAGCCAGTATCATTATCAAAGCCAATGGATCAAAAACTAGCACGATAATTATTATTAGCAGTCTAACAGACGACTCAATAATAGATCTATCAGCACTACCATAAATCAATTCAGCAACAAACTTCAAAGGACCTATCTCAGCTTGCATTTTATTGCTTTCTTGTAACAAAGGCAACATTTTTTTGTTCAACTCAACGAGATCTTTTTGGGTTTGTTGAATTTGACTGTCTGTCATTTTGCTTATCCGATCAGGATCATCCCCTGCTTTTTTCAGCAAATATTTTAATCGGTCATTAAGAATGCGTTGCTGTTGTTCTAACGTTTGAACCTCAATATCAGACGAACCAATTACAGTTGTTGTTGTAATATGAGCTTTCGACAAGAAGCCAAACACACCTAGAGAGGTTATTAACGAAAGAACTATAATTGCGGCTGCTAGGTAGTACCTGATAGTTGCAGGTGAATTTGACCAATATCGAGACAGCCATGATGTACACGCTACTTTAGCCAACTCAATACTTGAAGCCATAACAACAATTGGCCAAAATGCACCAGCAAAAATCATAGTAAGCCCCATAACAGAATAAAATCCTGCTACTGATGCTATAATGAGTCCAATTATAAAAATTATATAATTGATGTGATTGTTCAACTTTCTACAATCCTATCAATTTTTTCAATGAATTCCTTGACTTTTTCAACACGGTTAGGCCAATACAAATAACTTTTTTCCGGACTTTTTGACAGATTAATTAACAGTGGCATAATTGCTTTGTACAGCTGTTCCAGTTTGTCTTGGTAATTTGTTTCAACTTGTTCTAGTTGTTTAGATTTGACTTGAAGATCTTGATGAAGTTTTCTCTCAATTTCTTTTAGTTCGTCTTCGCTGACAGCCGAAAATCCAAAATCATCCTCAAAATCAAGATCGTTTTTGTTAGGTTTAATTATCATTGAAAGAAATCCTCCACTGTATAATGTTTCTCTGTTTTCCATCCTATAGCAGTTAGTATCGTTTTAATAGGTTCAAGAAACGATTTTTCAAACTGCTTTTCATAGTCGATATACGATTCGAGCTCTAACTCAGCGGGAAGAAAACCTGGTGTTGCAAAAACATTATTTTGCAGTGGGTTAGGCATTTTCATGTATGAAAATTTTATTTTATCACCATCGTTTATCAAATTATATTTAGCTTCAAGATTGTATTTCTTTACAAACATGTTGTATAAAATAGTTCCCCTTACGTGTATAGGACATGCCGATTTAATCTCGCCATGATTAACCCATTTGTTTATGTTTTGTACAGAACGAGGAAATGCTATTTGTTCAAACGGTAACGCTTCAAATTTCTTCTTGAATTCTTCGATGTATTGTATTACTGACTGCTCATCCTCTCCCATAATAACTTCAAGAGCTTTTTTAATACTTTCACGACATGCTGAAGGTGTTGAAGAACGAATTGCTTCAATTCCTTGCATTTTCAATTTAGGCTGCTTAAACCTGACACCCTCATTATCAAACACATTTAGAATATAATGTTTTTTACCTGTCCATATGCCTTTATCAGCAATTGCTTCTCGTTTCATTTTCATCTTTTGTTGATAGGCATTCATTGTATGAAAAAGTTCATTAAAATGCTGATCTATCATTGGGGTTAGTTCTTCGCTGCATATTGTATCCAGCTGATTAATAATGTCCTCTGTTGTACCGCTACAACGTTTTTCCACTAATTTTTCCAAATCAATATACATTGAGTCGGTGTCACATGCTATAACGTAATCAACATCCTCTGTGTTTAAAACTCTATTAAGATATAGGTTTGTCGCTTTCTCAATCCAGCGTATAGAAAGTTGTCCTGACAACGTTATCGACTCTGCTAAAGCTCGGTCAAACCATCTCATGTAACGGTTTGATAAAGCTCCATACAAAGAGTTTAACTGAATTTTTTTAGCTTGTTGGAAGTTTTGAAATGCAGCAGCATCCTTTATTCTTTGCTTATAAAGTTTAATTAATTCTTCATCGGTTAGAGTTTGTAAGTTCATATGTTTGTTTTCTTTCATGTAAACATTTCCAAGAACAATATTTTGCTATCTTACTTCTTGAAAGTATGACTGTAAACCTCTTTTTGACATTTCTACTTTAATAAGTTCGAGGTCTTTTTTTGCTTCAAGCATACTCCTCTTCGCTATATCACGCTGATTAAATTTTTCTTCCATTAGTTCAGGCAAAAAACCCTGGAAAGTTTTTTTAAAAACTGTTCCCTTTCCAGTAATACAACAATTATTCTGTACAAGGTAATTTGTTAAATCTTTTGACAATCCCTGTTCAATTATTTCATCTATCTCAACATATTTTGCATTAACATAAGTTTCTGGAGAAATATTGTATTGTTGGATTAACATTGGATACAACGAAGTAAGATCAAACGACACGACCCATTTATGAAGTCCTACCAGCGGATCTTTAACATACGCACCCTGTATTCCCGAATCTTCAATTGTTGATTGTTGATCTCCATACGGTTCAAAAAATGGTACTACAATTTTCTTATTACGTAAATGATTGTGAATAATAACGTCCCACATTCGCACAGTCGTCTGGGCTTCGATTAAATTAACTTTACCGTCGTATGCCAGAGCACATACTTGCTCAATCAATTTAAGTTTTTGTTCAAGATCATATACAAGATCAACGTCTTTAATATTATAATTAATGAAATTCTGAAAATCTTTTTTGTAAAATTCATCTAGCGTTTCAAAACCAAGAGCTCGAAAATCTAACTTCTTTTCTCCTAACTCCATGAACGCTATATGATCAAGTTTGTAACTTTCTTGAGGTGTGTAAGAAAACTTTTTGTACAAATTCAAATAGTCAAGAATTGCAATTCCTGCTGGATGATAAACTACAGTTTCACCATAAGTTGTTTTAAACTTTCTTTTATCAATCAGCTTGAAAGGAGAAAGTTCTGTTGCTTTATCGTAATCAAATATTCGTTCTATTCGTTTGAACAAGTAAGGAATATCGAACTGTTCAATGTTCCAACCGGTAACAATATCTGGCGAAAATTGGCTAGATTTCCATAATATGAGGAATTTATTCAGCAAATCTTCTTCATTCTTACACTGAAAATACTGCGTGTCCTCTTGCTGATTTTTGTATTGTTGAAGTCCAAGAACAACTCGTTTATTATTTTTACGAATCGTGATAGCTGTCACTTGTTTGTTGGCAGTTTCCAGATTCGGAAAACCGTCTTCGGAATCAGTCTCAATATCAAGAACAACTACTGATAATGCATTGAAATTGTAGTCAATAGTTCCTGGATATTCATCATTAATAAAATTGTGTATCAACTCGAACGGACGAACACCTAACCCGTAGAACTTGAAATTTTCTACATTTGTATGATTTTCTATAAATTCAATGTAATCATTTCGCGAATCAAAAGATACTTTTGCTACTGATTTCCCATCGAGGGTCTTATAGTCAGATTTGTATGTTTGATTTGAATTTGTTACAAAAGCATACGGTCTACAACGCTCTGAACGTACAATCCGTTTACCGTTATCATATTCGCGAATATGAAATAAGTTTTTTCTAATATCATAGCTGACATTCACATAAAATCGCATCATTTATACCCTTGGAAAAAGAGTTATATATCATACTACAAACAACATACAAAGACAACAAAAAAGGGGCTAGGCCCCTTTTTTGATCACGAAATTTTATATTTGCTTCTTGACGATTCTTGAAATCGCCTCGCTTTATGAATAAAATTTATAAATTGTGTAATTTTTGACTTAATTGTTTTAAGTATGTACATTTTTTTTCCGTTGAAATGTTATGTGTTATTTGTCGACTGTGTCTGGTTTAATATCGATTTTTTTTGGCTTTTTATGTTCAGGAATAATATGTTCAAAAAATACCTTTAACATCCCATTGACGAGATCTGCATTTTTGACTTCAATAGTGTCTGTCAATGCAAACGTACGAGTAAAAGCTCGAGTTGCAATTCCTTTGAACAAATAATTTTGATCATCATCTTTAGTATTTCCTTTGATGATCAATTTTCCATCTTCGAGAGTTATATCAATATCTTGTTTTGCAAACCCTGCTACAGCCATCTCAACCACATATCGGTTTTCATCGATTTTTTTAATATTATACGGAGGATAACCCGGAATGCTTTTCGAATATTCGTCATGGATTTTCGATAATTTGTTGAAATGATTGTCAAATCCGACATAAAAAGGCTCAAATTCTTTTGCCCAGTCTTGACCAAACGCTTGTGCTAATGATTTAATGTTACCCATTTTTATCTCCTTATTAAGCAAGTTAAATTAAAATTGTGACTCCTTTCGGCAGTCACTGATAGTATATAGTAAAGTTTGATGCGAGGCAACAATTATTTTTTCATATAACTGGCTTTTCGTTGAGTTTTTTCGATGAGCTCCCAATTATTTTCGAAAAGTATTTGCTCTAACTGATCATGTGGATATAGTTCCACGTCATCAAAAATCCACATAGAACCAGCAACGGACCGAGGATCAAAAAAATCAACTTCTTTCTTGAGCGCTTCTAACGTGTGAGGTCCATCAAAAAACACCAACGCATATGTGTTTTCAATGATTTTATATTCATTATAGAACGGAACACCATCTGAAAATCGATCGAAAAACTCGGTGTCTTCGAGACAGTGAAACACCACGTTAACTGGTTTCCCTTGCAAATATTCGTAAAGGGCTGGCAACGTCTCATTCCGCATATCATTTGTATAATCAAGCTTCAAAGGTCTATTGCCCTCTAGCTCCCCAGGAGGATAGTCAATATTACCGTATGGATCGATACAAACAACATTACGACCTAGATTTTCACTTGATATTAACGTGTCTATAATTACTTTAAGACTTCCACCACGCCTCGTTCCTATTTCGCATACTATTCCAGGAACGTTTTTGATTGAATTAACACTATTTGATAAAACATGATAATCTAAACTATCTTGTTCAAGTCCCCTCACCACTCTCAGTTGCATAATAACTCCTATCGTTTACCAACATTATATTTTGTCACTAATTCCCATTCATTTTTTTCTTTATACGTTATTACCTTTATTTGACTTAGAGGTGCTTTGTTTTCTGAGGATTTTTGCGCGTTGACCAATTTAACGAGTCCCCACTCTGCCAGCAAGTTAGCAATAGTGTTTCTACGACCGATATCTTCCTCTGAAAAATTTGTAGATTTACCATCTAAAGCAAACAATTCTTTGAAATGTAC